CTAGTAATTCGCACCCCGGTTTGGCACGTTTTTTATACACTAAAGCGAACACATGAAGCAGGAAGATAGCCATATCGCGGTATTCGATGACTTGCTGTGGACGGCAACTCGCTATAGCGACGTTCTAAAAATTGATCGCCGTGTCGTGGCTCAGGGTCTTAATGCCGCGCCATCGCAAACAGTCAAAGGCCGGCAGGTTTGGCATGTCCGAGATGGAATGCCGGCGATATTCCGCCGCGTGCTAGGTGTTGAATCTAGCGATGTTCCAGCCCATCCGCGTGACCGACTCGATCACTACCGGGCCGAACGGGAGCGATTGAAGCTGGAGCAGGAAACCGGATCGCTCATTCCGGCCGCTGACGTCGAAAGCGTCACAGCCGAGGTCATGAAAACGCTCGCTCAAACGCTCGACACGCTGCCCGATGTGCTGGAGCGAGACGCCGGGATATCGGGTGAAGCGGTGCAGATTGTTCAGCGCGTTATTGATTCGGCGCGCGAATCTATGTACTCGGATGTGGTGAGGCTGGTAGACGGCAATGGCAGCATCAGCGGCAGCGATCCTTAAATCGGTTTCGGAGCTACTTCGGCCGCCGCGCCGGATGCCTGTTGCCGAAGCGGCCGGACGGTATTTGCGGATTGCCCGCCCAGGCGGCGTTGCGAAAGAATGGGATGCCTCCCTAACTCCGTACATGGTTGAGCCGATGAACGCCTTGGCGGATCGTCGAACCGAGGCGGTGGTATTTGTGGGCCCGGCCCGCACCGGCAAAACCTTCGCACTGGTTATTGGCGGCCTGGCCTACAACGTGATTTGCGACCCCGGCGATACCCTCGTAGTCCACATGACCGAGCACAATGCTCGCGACTTTTCAAAGGATGACATTGCCCGCGCTCACCGCAACAGCCCGGAATTGCAGGCCCGGATATCGCCCTATGCCAGCGACTATAACGTGTTCGACAAAACCTATCGGAACGGTATGCGGTTGCTGATCGGTTGGCCGTCGGTTCGTCAGCTTTCCAGTCGCACGCTGCGCAACGTACTGATCACCGACTATGACCGGATACCGGACAATATCGACGGCGAAGGTAGTGCGTTCGAGTTGGCCAGGAAGCGCGTGCAAACCTTTTTGAGCGCCAGCATGGTGCTGGTCGAAAGCAGTCCGGGCCGCGTGATCACCGATCCGAAGTGGCGGATGATCGATCCGCACGAGGGGCCGCCCTGCACCGGAATCTTCGGGCTCTATAACCAGGGGACTCGCAAGCGCTGGTACTGGCCTTGCCCGGAATGCGGCGAATACTTCACCGCACAACCAACCGTCGATGCGCTGGCGATGGTGGATGGAGATATTGGCCTGGTCTGCCCACACTGCGGCACGGTCATTCAAAAGACCGCCAAGCGGGCCATGAATCTTGCTGGGCGGTGGCTAGCAGCCGGGCAATTCATTGACCGAGATGGCATGATTAGCGGAAATCCGCCGTCGTCGCCGATCCAATCCTATTGGCTTACCGGGCCCGCAGCTGCCTACCAATCGTGGGCGTCGCTGTGGCGAAAGTATCATGCGGCGCTGGATGCGATGGAGCGCACCGGGGCAGAGGATGCGTTGCAGGCCGTTGTTACCGGCGATTTCGGCATGGCCTACCGTCCGCGCAATTTGAGCATCACCCGCGAATCAACGGCGCTCTCTTGCCGAGCCGAGGAATGGGAGAAGCGCACAGTACCGGACGGCGTGATGTACCTGATTGCGGCGGTGGACGTGCAGGGCAATCGATTTGTTGTCCAGTTGATCGGATACGGCCGGCAGAAAGAGCGATGGTTGATTGATCGCTACAACATTAAGTGGTCGCCTTCCCGCGTCGATACCTTGAATGCCAAGGAGCCTATCGACCCGGCCCGCTACATCGAAGATTGGGCCGCGCTGAACGCGGTCATCACCCATCCCTATCCGTTTGCGTCTGATCCGAACCGGGCGCTGTTGCCGGTTTGCGTGGGTATCGATTCGGGCGGAAAGGCGGGAGCTACCGAGAAAGCCTATGACTACTGGCGACAATGCCGAAAGGACGGGAACGGGAAAAAGGTCCGGCTAGTCAAAGGAGATCCGCGTCAAAGCATCCCGCGAATTGTCGTTACCTACCCCGACAACACCAAGCGATCCACCCGCAAGGCCAATGCCAAGGGCGAAATCCCCGTTCATCTGATCAACGCCACGATCATGAAGGACGCGCTGGCTGCGGATTTGTCGCGTGACGAAGTGGGGCCGGGCTATATCCATTTCCCGCGATGGATCGGCGATTGGTTTTTTGACGAATTAACGAATGAGGTGCGCACCGCGAAAGGTTGGGACAAGACCGGCCGCAACGAAGCCATCGATCTTTTTGTCTACGCCGATGCTCTGAATGTCCTGCTAAAAGGCGAGGTGATCAACTGGGAATCGCCGCCGGCCTGGGCCAACCCCGAACTATCGGCGCTCTTGTTGGCTCCTGAAGCGGCCACCCAGCCAACTACCGCGCATTCGCCACCGACCACCGGCATAAATCGTTCGGGCATCCGCCGCCAATCCGTCACCAGGAGAACTTCGCTATGAACGAGACAGCAACCAGGCCGGAATTGACAAAGAGAGAGCTTTGGTTGATGCAAAAAGCATGGGATATGGCATGTCAAACATCACAGCGTGCTAATGGGTTTAAAACAATGGACGAATGGCTGTTGAGCAGAACTGGAAGAGATAGCGTTGCTAAAGATGGATTAGAGCTTTGCGCCCCAAGATTTGGGTTGGAGATGATAGAAAAACAAGACTTGATAGACGCGATCCTTGACGTAAGATGCCGAAAAATAGTCGAAATTATTAAGGGCGGCGGCTATACTTTAGATCAAATAGCGAAGGGTCTTGAGTTTATTGGCGTAGTGTTGCGCGCGCAGAAGGCGGACGCAGTTGGCAATCAATCCTAGGGTAGGCCCATGAGCGACATTCTCGACTACATCCGCGCCAAGCTGATAGAGCGCCCACTAACGCCGGAAGCGGTTGAATCGGCGCTCTCCGAGGCTCGCCAAACCTACGGCGGCGATAGGGTTTATGTGCCTCGCCCGAAGGTTCGCAAGATGAATGGCAATAGCCGCAACATCGCAAATGAAAATGGTGTTAGCGTTCGCACCGCGCAACGGTGGAGAAAGAGAGAAAATATCTAGCGACGCATCGCGCCGCGCCGCTTCGCACCGCAACGTTCTCGCTACCCCTTCATGGGGTAGCATCCGCGACACTTCTTACCCGTCATTTGTCGTCTTTTTATTACGCGTGATTTCCTGTATCTACGGGAATCATGAACCCCTATCTCGGCCTACCGCTCGAAACACTCGCTGAAGCCATAACGCTTGCCCAGGCCGCGTTGCCGGTGCTCGCTCGTGGCGAGGCCGTCGGCTCGATCAGTACCGGCGATCAGCGCATCTCGTTCGTTCCCACGACCACCACCGCGCTCATTCAGGATATCGCCTACCTGCAAGCCGCGATTGCCGCCGCTACCGGAAACAGTACGCGCCGGAAAGGCGTGTATCTCATTGGTGGGCCTGGGCTATGAAAACGCAGCGCGTCCAATCCGTCCTCGATTCCAAACGCCGCGCCGGCCCCTACGAGGCCACGTCAACACGCCCGCGTGTCGCGGATTGGGAGCGCGTTCAGTACGGTCCGAATGCCGCGTTCGATAACGGCGATATTGCCCGCGCCCGCGCTCAAGACGCGGTACGGAACAATCCCTGGCTACGGCGTGCGCTCAAGATTCTGGTGGCTCACGAGATTGGCTGTGGCCTGCAACCCCGACCGAAGATCGAAGACGCTGGGCTCCGCAAAGACCTGCTCGCGCTCTGGAACGATTGGACGGCGGAAGCGGACGCGGATGGCACAAGCGACTTTTACGGATGGCAGGGGCTGCTCTCGCGGGCGCGACGCGAATCGGGCGAGGTCTTCGTTCGGCTGCGGGGACGGTTGCCGCAAGACGGACTGAGCGTGCCCTTGCAGGTGCAAGCCATGGAATCGGCGATGGTGCCCATGCGCCACAACGCCATGAATGGCAAAAATACGATCCGACAAGGGATTGAAATCACGCCGTTCGGAACCCGCGCCGCCTACCACTTCTACGCGCAACACCCCGGCGAATCCTCTTTCTTCCTGTCGTCCGCCTCGCTGAATACCGACGGGCTTACCCGCGTTCCCGCGCAAGTCGTTTTTCACCACTACACGCCGGAGCGGCCCGGCCAATTGCGCGGCGTTCCGACGCCGATTGCGGCCCTGGTCCGGGCCCGCAACTTTGACGCCTACGAATCTGCGGAACTCATCCGCAAGAAATCCCGCGCCAAGTTCGTCGGCACGATCTACCGCGAAACCGACGAAGAAAACCCGATCACCGACGACGCGATCATCAAGGATTTGGATGCTCGCGAAAAGCAGCGCTCCTACGTCGATTTGGAAGACGGGTACATGCTCAGCATGGCCCAAACCGAACGGGCCACCCTGTTCGACGGGGACGGTGGCAATTCCGGCATTGACTTCCTTCGCGTGGAACTCCGAGCGATTGCGGCGGCGATGGGTGTCCCCTATGAGTTGATGACAAACGACTACGCGGATACCAACGACCGCGTCATGAAAGTCATTCTAAACGCCTATTACCGCGAGTTGGAGATGGAGCAAGACCAGTTCGTCTCGCAAGTGCTCCAGCCGGTATGGGTGGCGTGGCTCAATGCGGTGGCGCTAGGTCGCATCATTCGGATGCCTCGCGGCTATCTCGATAACCCGCGCCCCTGGCAGCGCTGCGAATGGCGCAGCCATGCTTGGAGCTATCCGAACCCGCTCCAGGAAGCGCAAACCAAGAAAATCCTGGTGGACGAAGGGTTTACATCTCGTTCCGCCGTCGTGGCCGAAATGGGCTGGGACGTAGAAGACGTAGACCAGCAAAATGCCGATGACCAGGCGCGGGAACGGGCGCTGGGATTGAGTTACGGCAAAGACCCGGCCCCCATCCAGCAACAGGACACCGTTCAACCATGACCCATCTACCCCATATTGCAGCGCGGCTGTTCAATACGCCGCTGCTAATCCATCCCAGCAAGCTACAGGCCATCGTCGCTGGCCTATCGAGCCGGCTGGGCGTGGCGCCACCGAACCCACTGCCGGATGCCTACACCGTCCGAGCCGGAACAGCGGCCAAGGGCGGCTATCGCGTCGTGGATGGCATCGCCGTCATCGACGTGTTCGGTGCATTGGCCCACCGCGCCGAAATGCAGGCCGATTCGAGTTACGTACTCGGCTACGAAACGATTGGCCGGATGCTCGACAACGCGCTAGCGGATCGGGACGTTTCGGCCATCGTGCTGAATATCGACAGTCCCGGCGGCGAAGTCAGTGGCGCCTTTCAGTTGGCCGAACAAATCCGCGATGCCCGCGCCGTCAAGCCGATTCACGCGGTTGCGAGCGACCTAGCCGCGTCTGCTGGATACCTGATCGCCAGTTCCGCCCAGTCCGTTTCGATATCTCCCACCGGGCAAGTCGGCAGCATCGGTGTGGTGACCTGTCATGTCGATATGTCAGCTGCATTGGAAAAGGCTGGCTACAAGGTGACGCCGATCTTTGCCGGCTCGCACAAAGTGGACGGCAATCCCTACCAGCCGTTACCGCCGGCCGTGGCGGATCAGATTCAGGCTGAAATCAATCACTACTACAGCATGTTTGTCGCTGCGGTGGTGGCCGGCCGTCCGAACATGCCCGCCCGCGCCATTCGCGCAACCGAAGCGGCGATGTACATCGGCGCGCAAGCCGTCGAAGTCGGGCTTGCGGATCGCGTTGAAACGCCCGATCAACTCATTGCTCGCCTGGCTACCGAGGCGAACGCTCTCTCTTCACCTTCGGCGGGCCGTGCCGCCACTCATTTGGAGCCAAAGAAAATGGCCGACGAAACCGAAAAGCCGGACGTTCCGGCGCAGCCGCAGTTCCTAGCCGCCGCCGCAATCGCTGAGATGTGCATCGCCTCTGGCGAGCCCGCGCTAGGCCGCGCTTTGCTTGGCAAGCAGCTTACCGCCGAACAGCTCCAGGCCCGCTTGGCCGATGCCAAGGAAATCCGGGCAATGGCGAAGCTGGCCCATATGCCGGAAGAGGCCACCAAAATGATCGTGGAAGGCATCCACCCCGACCAGGCCGGGCAACTGCTCCTCATCGAAACGGCCCGCCGCGACGCAGCATTGCCTGTCAGCAACATCCACACGGGCGGCGTGACTGTTGACGGTCGTGACCGGCTGCGGGACGGGCTGAGCATGGCCCTGCAAATCCGGGCCGGGCTGGAAAAGAATGATCCGAAAAACGAATTTCGAGGGCTCACCCTGATCG